TACCTGTAGTCGTGGTGTTCAGAAAAGTACCTGAAGGATTTTTTGGATTGAACATGCATTATCTTCCACCATTGTTTCGAATGAAGTTGTTGGACAGAATGTTGGAACTGGTGAATGATGAAACCATGGGTGAAGATACCAGAATGATGGTGACTTGGAAGTTGTTGAGTAATTTCACACGATATCCAGGTGCCAATGTGGCAGTGAAACGGTACTTGTATGAACAACTGGGTTCCAGATTTATGAAAATCTATCCTAAAGATTGGAGAAAAACCATCATGTTACCCATTGACAATTTCGAAAAAGCCTCACGTAATCAAGTGTTCAACGACGCACGGAGCAAAATTTAATGAGTCTTAACGCGATAGGAAATGTTATCAAGAATACAGCTAAAGGTTTAGTAAATCTTACCAAACCTGTGAAACCAGAAGGAGATACAGGAACGGCTGCCCCTCAGGTGAAACAAATTGAAAGTGTGAAGATTCCTTCACTTCTACAATTCATCGCATTCATCAAACAAAACAATTTGGCTCGTTCTGAAAGATTTTTCGTGGATTTTCCAGGTGTGAGCCAAGGTGAAACACTCACATTGTTGTGTCATCAAGCTTCTTTGCCTGGTAGAAACATCGCTACTAGAGCACTCAGAATCAATGGATTGGACAGACAATTTGCGCACACAGCAGATTATGGTCAAGAAATGACATTGGAATTTCTCATGGACACAGACTACACACCGCGAGCTGTGATGGAAAACTGGATGAATGACTGTGTGTCAGCTTTTGAAAAGGATACTAGCAATGAAGTGGGATTCTACAACGATTACGTCAAAAACATAACTTTGAATGTGTTGATACCTGCAGGTATTCCAGGAGAAGCATTATTCAACTGGAGTCCAACACAAATGGATTTGGGGTTGCGTGATAAAGTCACCACCAGCAACAAAGGAACTAGTCTTGCGGTGGACAAATTGTTCATGCGTGGTAAAAGAACTCTAGACAATAAATTCACTAAATTGAAGTCTCAGGCATTTGGTGCTGTTCGTAGTATAGCAGCTCCTATATTGGAACTGTTGACAGATGCTGACCAGATTGTTTGTCAAGTCACATTGGTGGATGCCTGGCCCAAGAGTGTGGTCACGATGCCACTAGGATGGGATAATGTAGGTGTGCAACGGTTGAGCGTCACTTTCACATATCATCATTATGAATACGCCATTGCCAAGGTGGCATTGTCAGGTGAGGACACAGCAAACAACATTTCAAAGAACATGGCCAAGGGATTGCAGAAGTACACAGACAAAATACCCAAGACTGATTTGAGTAAGTTGGGTGTAGATTTGAAGGCAGGAGTAAAAAATAGTGCAACTAGATTATTTGGACGTGGTTAACACAAGGAGATGATATGAGTATACCTAAGGTAAAAGTTCCGACATTCACAACCACTCTGCCAGTCACAGGAGAGAAAGTGAACTTCAGACCTTTTCTAGTGAAGGAAGAAAAAATATTATTGTTGGCAAGTGAAAGTGAAAACACCGAGGACGTGATACATGCACTGAAAGATGTGGTGTTGTCTTGTACCTATGATAAGGTGAATATACATGAATATTGTTTGGCAGACATGCAATGGTTGTTTTTACAAATTCGTGGTAAGTCTGTAGGTGAAGAAATAGATTTATATTTGGTATGTGGAGAATGCCAAGCCAAACAACCCTACACATTGAATGTAGCAGATTTTGAGGTGGTGAATCCTGGATTGAGCAAAACTATAGCATTGGATGCGTCCACTAAAGTGGAGATGAGATATCCAACATTGGAACATTATGCTGCCTTGTTTGAGACAGATGCAGAAGAAACGTTGTATGCTGTGGTGGCAGATTGCATCACCAAGGTGTACAATGAAGATGAAATGTTTGTGAATGATGGTAACAGTCAGGCAGAGTTATTGGAATTTATTGACAATCTGACACCTGAACAGTTTGCACCGTTTGAAGGATTTTACAAGAATATGCCTGTGTTGCGGAAACAAATTTCATTCACATGCAAGGCCTGTAACAAACACAACAACCTTGTGGTGGATGGAATCAATCATTTTTTCGGATAACTCTTTCTCATGACAATTTGGTGAATTTCTACAAGACCAATTTCTTGTTGATGCATATACACAAATATTCTTTGACAGAAATTGAAAACATGATGCCATGGGAAAGAGAGACTTACATAGGATTACTACTAAAATACTTGGAAAAGAAAAATAACGAGTAACTTAAATGGCCAAATCTACAGCAGCTAGCAAAGTAAAAAAGACAAAAAAGGAAGTGGCAAAAACCATTCGAGCGGATATCTTGCAGTCCAGAGATATGCCGGCAAAAGAAGAGCCCACACAATCCGTAGACACAGCACAAAATGTTGCTGCAGTTGCAGCTGCCATTGAAGTGATGTCTGACTCACAAGAAGAGGTGTTGTTGGACATTCTGAAAGCTTTAGAAAAAATTCCACAAAATCGTGAAGAACAGGAAAAACAATCCCAAAACACTTTGGAAAAACTCATCAAAGTGATTGTCAAGTTGGACAAACAGATAGAGGAAGCAACAGAAGCCGGTGACACAGAAAAAGCCAGCAAGTTGCAAGGCTTGCGTGACACACTTCGTGGTGAAGCTGAAACTCAGCAAAACCTTTCTTTACAGAGCTTGGACGCAGCACCTAAAACATTAGGTGAGACTTTTGGTCGTGCCATGGGTGTGGAACCCACCATGATGCGTGAACAAGGGGGAGGCGTAAAAGGTTTAGCTAAATCTATATTCAAAGGTACCAGAGATTACATTGGTGCCGTCACTGATCCAGATAAATTCAACCAATCATTCATTCCTTCTGTTGATGAAAAAATTCAAAGGGAGCAACAAGAGCAAGCTGCCAAAGAAAAAATTTCAGCAAGTTTAGGTGAGGCACGCAAGGCTGAGATTGCTGAAAAAATCAAGGATGTGCCAGACCATCTACGTGTGAAGGTGGATCCAGAAACTGGAATGCGTTATCGAACTGGAAAATCCGGTTCTAGAATTGATGAGTTTGAAGAATCTGGTGCTAAAAGTTCTAGATTTGAATTTGGTACGCTTGGGGGCCTGGTGGATGAAAGCACTGGAAAGAAATATGACTATGATACACCAGCATCAGAAACCAAAGCCACAGCATCTACGGCCGCTAGACCTGCCGCTAGTAGCATATTTGAAGGAGAATCCGGTTCTGATACTGCCACGGACACTAGCACCCGAGACATTGTAGATAAATTGGATGAAGTGAAAATGTCTATTGAAGAACTGAACACCACGCTGGAAAACAAGGACATGGGCGGCGGTGGTGGCGGCGGTGGTCTGATGGACAATGCGTTGGACATGGTGACACGTCGAGGAGGACGCAGAGGTGCCAGACGTGCAGCCAGAACTGCTTCTCGTGGTGCTTCCCGTGCTGTTGTTAGCGGGGGCGGTAAAGGAATAATGAAAGGTGCTCTGAAAGGTGCTGCCAAGTTTGCAAGATTTGCCGGTCCTGTGGGTGCCGCCATAACCTTGGGTATGGGTGCCTATGATGCCGTACAAGGATTCGGCGCAGATCCAGATGCTAGCACTGGACAGAAAATTAAAAATGCAGGTAGTGCTTTGTTGAACAGTTTCAGCTTTGGTTTGCTAGGCAAATCTGCCAATGACATCAAAGAAGAAAAGGCTCAGCAAGAATCAGCTCAAGCACAATCTCGTCAAACCACACCAGGAGCTACTATAGAGGGTCAAGCCAGAGATAGTGCTCAACCTCCAGGAGGAACACCTCCCTTCAGAAGCAGTCAAAGAGCAGCAGCACAAGTGGAAACAGCTTCCGCAGCTGCGGCAGCTCCTGTAGCTGCTGCCGCGCCGGTCATTGTGAACAACTCACCACAAACAATTGCCCCACAGGCGGCTCCGAAAGCCAACACCGGTGGGGCAGTTACTACGGTTCGAGATATGCGAAACAGTCACATGAGATTTCAGGACCGTCGCATGGTTCGAGTGATGTAATTAATCCTCAGCCAACTTGCTGAAATAACTCAGGGTATCATCGTCATCATCAGGAACAGATGACTTGGGAGCTGCTGGCTTGGCAGCACGTGGAGCAGGAGCTTCTGCCACAGGTTCAGCTTCCATGCGACTCTCGGAAATCTTGTCGGCTGACACAGAGCCAGGACCGCCCTTCAACACCAGGTCCAGCTTACGCTTCAACTCCTCATAGCTCTTGAAGTTCTTGGCATCTGTGAATTCATTCAAAGAATGTTGCTGATTCCAGATGACTTCAATAGCAGAATCATCTTCAGCAATGGATGACACAGGTTCAAACTCTGACTTGTCATAGTTTCTGTATCCTTCCACATTGCGAATCTTCAACTTGAAATTGGCACCTTTCCAGAAGTCAAAGGGATTGGTGGGATCCTCATCCTCGAACTGAGGTTGCATCACATCCTTAATCTTGTCGAAAATCTTCTTGCCATACTTGTACAAGAACACCTTGCCCTCGTTCTGAGGATTGGCGGAGTCTTTGATGACCAGGATGTTTGAGATGTACTGAAGCTTACGCTTCTGCTTGCGAGCAATTTCCTTGTTGCTCTCCACGCCAGAGTTCCATAGTTCATTGTTCAATTCTGACACAGGATCAGGAAGATTCAATGTGGTCAAGCTGTTCTCAATGTACCAGCGACCTGAAGGACCTTGGAATCCATGATTCCAGATGCGTACCCAAGGAAGCTCTTCTCCCTTGGAGGGAGGCAGAAAGCGAATCACGGCGTAGCCGTTGCCTGCCTTGTCCACTGCCGGATTCCAGAAACGGTCATCATCACGGCGTTCAGTTGTGGGCTTTGCAATCTTTTCCACCTCTCTCATGAGGTTATCGAAGTTGCCACGATTCTTGCGTAAATCTGATAGACTACTGAATGACATTGTGTTTCTCCTTGTATAACGGTGTATGTAACGGTGTGTGTAACGTGTGACCTGCCATAACAAAACTACTCCTCATCAAAATCATCATATTCTACAGCTCTGTTCTCTGAATAATAATCATCCTCATCATCATCGTCAAGCATATCAAAGATGGCATTGCGATGCTTGCCAAACTTGTCTTTGTCTATTTTCTTGGGACGTTTGAAATCACGATAATCATCTTCATGGTCCCAATCTCGCTGTCTACTCATAGAAAGCCTTGTGTGTAATCATTGAAAATTTATCCTTCTCCACTTTGATGAAAGGTGAGTACTTGTGTATGGTTCTGGAGACAGAATTCCAAACTGGATCCAACACCAGCTGTTCATCCACCTCTGTAGTAAATCTATACAATTTATTTAGAATTACAAGTGTTTCCAACCGACATCTTTTACCACAATACTCCCTGAGAATCACAGGATGTCCCTGGGAACAATCCCAGGCATCTTCCAGAGTGGTGACATTCCAGGCTAAATTTTTCACATCTTGTGTGTAGGTGTAGGTCAAACTTTCCTGGATACGTTTCCATTCTGTGTAGATTTCTGGACCTGTGTTTTCAAAAATACCCCACTCATTACCATTCAGAAAATTGGCCACCAGATAGTTGATGAATTCATCCTGATTGTAATTGTATTGCTTCATCAACACTTCCAACTTCTTTTTGAAGTTGACCTTGACTCCTGACTTGGGAGGCCGAGGTGTGATGCCACTTCGGATGTCATAGTTGTCTGTGGTGAAGTGAAGCCGTAATGCAGTGTAAATCTTGTAAGCGTCAGATATGTTCATACAGGAAGTTTGGCGGTTTTCTTCAACAGATTCATTTCCTCGGCTTCTGCTTGTATCTTGGCCTTCAATGAACTGGTAATCATGGTGGCCACCGCCACAGGTTCTATCCCCTTTTGTTCACAGTATTCCAGAAGTGCCTCAAAACATCCAATGTTTCTTTTCACGGCTTCTCGTTCAATGTGTATGGAGAAGTCTGTGGAATTAGTGAACTCTCGTGTGATGAGATATTCCACAGTGAGAAGCTTCGGGTCTTGTTCATCAGTCATGTTTTAGGCTCATAAAAAATGTGACCCCCGATACGTACCACAGGTCGGGCAAATGTCCAATTGGGTGTCACTTTGG